GACATAACTGTTAATGCACATACTGTTATTCAAAATAGAACTAAATCTGCTGCTGGTTCAACTGATATTGATCAGATTGATACACAACCTTTGAAGGGACCTGTTTTTGAATTTAATGGGTTACCTAAAACTAAAGAAATCACTCCTCTTGCCTTGAATATCTCGTATGGAACAGGTTCTATATTATTTAGGAAAGGGCAACTTCCAGGGTCTGATATTCAGTCTTGGTCTGAGCCACCTGTACGAGCTTCTTTTTATAATGTAAAGAAGGGTAGTTATGTCAGATTAGCACCTGGGGTGTTGAAAGATATGGAGTCAGCTAAAACTTGGAAAGGACCGTTTCCTTCTGTGTTGAGACGATGGAGAGTTTTGGCTGAAGGGACTACCATTACGTCATGTCCTGGTAATGCAACAGTAGCTTATTTAGAAGAAGAAATGAACAGTGGTAGTGCTAATAATATTACTGTTCATTATGAAACTCAGCATACTGTTGGTTGCAAGTTGACTACTGTTAAAGCTCCTAATTTGCAACCATTTTATGCTGCTTTACCTTTTAACAATCAAGCATAGATAGAACCAGATTAGTAAGCACGTGAGTGAGAATCGCTCACCTAGTATTACTTACTAATCGCGGTTCTCAATTCTCACGTATGGATTAAGTTAATAAAAGAATGTTCGAGATCACTTCCTTTTTAGGAAGGTGATGTGGTTATCAAGGGAAAATGTATAAATAGATGGATGTTTCATTTTGTTTCATGATGTCTCGTCGTCAGGGTATCTTTTATTTATTAACTATCCCTTTTCATGACTTCACTCCATTCCTCCCAGTCGGATGTCAGTACATCGTCGGTCAACTCGAACGAGGAGAAGGAACAGGTTACTTACACTGGCAAGTACTTGTGGCCTTTAGCAGGAAGCAATCCGGTGCTGGGGTCAAATCCGTTTTCGGAACAAGCTGCCACTTTGAATTGTCACGTAGTGACGCCGCCTCCAAATATGTTCAAAAAGAAGACACCCGAGTCGAGGGTACGCAATTTGAACTTGGGGCTAAACCTTTCGCACGAAACTCCCGTGTGGAATGGGAGTCAGTTTGGACCGCCGCCCAGTCCGGCGACTTACAACAAATTCCCGCGAATGTGCGTGTGGTCAATTATAGGACTATTCGAGCCATTGGTTCAGATTATTCAAGATGTATCGGAATGGAAAGAGAATGTTTCGTCTACTGGGGGAAAACAGGAACTGGAAAATCTAGACGCGCTTGGGATGAAGCGGGTATGGAGGCTTACTGTAAAGATCCCCGCTCCAAGTTCTGGGATGGTTATCAATCTGAAGAAAATGTTGTTATTGATGAATTTCGAGGAGGTATTGATATTGCCCATTTGCTTAGATGGCTTGATCGGTACCCAGTACGAGTGGAGATCAAAGGCTCTTCCAAACCTTTACTTGCAAAGAAAATATGGATCACCTCCAATCTACGACCGGGCCAGTGGTATCCTGATGTAGATCCTGATACGGTCGATGCTTTAATGCGTAGGTTAACTGTTGAAGAGTTAGAATAAAAAAAGTAATGTATAAGCAAAAATATGGTAGACCCCATCGTACTTGGCGTGGTTACAAGCCTGCTAAGTCTTCTGGACGTTGTAGTAAATGTACATCATTATTGTCGCGTGTACGGAAGTTGCCTGTGGAGTTGCGGGATAAGATTGGGGCTATCTTCAGAAGTTCCGTCAGATATCGAGCGTCCCGTCCAAGGTTTAGAATGCAATTGAAAAAGAAAGTAGGAAAGTACTTTAAAAAACGTTAGGGTTAGGGTATATAGGGTCAGGGAGTGTGTAGAGAGTTTAACTTAAATAAATGAAACGTAAATCCAAAGATGTTGCTCGTAAGAGGAAACGTGTTAAGATAGGGGAAGAGAGGAGGAAATCTACTGATAAAGGAATTTTTAAAAATTATGGTTCTTTAGCCAGTACTGCTGCTTCTTCCGGTGGACGTTTTATTCCTCCCGTTCCAGATAGAACTTGGGGAGAGTTTGGTACTGAAGTTGGTGGTACATTATTAGGTACTGCCGCTGGTGCCGCAGTAGGAGGAATTGGAGGAGCTATAGAAGGTTATGAACTTAGTTCTAATGTCATTCGTGGTGCTCAGTGGGGACAAAGGTTATATAATTCGAATAGTTTGTTTGACAAAGAAAAAACAACTGTTGTTCCTATTATGTCTGTTAGTTATTCCGGCAAGATGCGTCCAAGCAAGGGAAAGTCAACTAACAAGTTAAGGGCCATTTATCAGGCAAATGGTGCTGTAGCTATCAATGAATCTTACGGAAATGTTGTTGATCCTGATGTTGTTGGTGTAGGTCATATAACATGGAATCAGGAGTGTGTTCAGAGAACTATAGTCTATGCTATTCTCAGGAAAGTGTTTTTGCAATCTGGTATAATTTGTCAAACACCGTATGAAATTATTAGAATGATTAATACGGTTGATTCTGGTGGTTTTCGTTTGGAATGGAACTTGCAAGACGCCGATGGAACTATCACAACTGGATTGTATAATATTCCAGTTGGAACTGCTAGTTTAGAGTTTTTGTATATTAATAGTGGTTTAGCAGCCGTTATATCTAATATGATTTTTGCGACAAATCCTGCTATTTTAGAACGTGTAATGTTGATGTATGATAGTAATCGTGTTGCTGGACAGCTTATTATGCGACAGCAACGTATCGACATAACTGTTAATGCACATACTGTTATTCAAAATAGAACTAAATCTGCTGCTGGTTCAACTGATATTGATCAGATTGATACACAACCTTTGAAGGGACCTGTTTTTGAATTTAATGGGT